GAGCCCGCCCCCTCTCTTTTCCGTGTCTCCTAGACGACCAGGAGCACTACCTCAACTCCGAGCATGATCGGATCGTCACCACCGGTTCCTTCAGCGTCCTTCTTGACGGCGATACCAACGTAGTTCCCGGCCTCGATGATGCCGCTCGCGTTGAACGCCGCTGAGACGTCCGCATTGGCAAGGTCATTCGCTGCGACCGCGAGAGACGCTGCGCTGATCCCGTCAGTCGTTAGCGAAGTGGTCTCGTCATCTACACCACCCGAAACGTCGATGGTGTAGGTGTCGCTTGTGTCAAGGAGCGTCCCAGTACCGCACCACCAGAGGTACGAGATCACAGCGGTTGTGCTGACGCAGTTCTGCGGGACCATGAACCCGCAACCTACCTCGGCGTTATCGTCGTCCAACCCGAGGCCCATGTAGTCGTTATCCCGGTCCTGTGGCGCTGCGTGCGTCGTGTACGGGAACTGCATTGAAACCGTGATCTCATGGGGTATCCGGGCCTCAACCTTCAACTCGCTCGAGGAGAGCGCGTAGCCGAGCACCTGGATAAGGTTGTTGGCACCAGTCGGTCGTGTGGCCGTTAGGCTGCCAGCCGTTGTGTGGAGGTAGTGCGTGTTGCTATAGGTGTACGGAGCGTCGGTGTCAACGATGATGCCGCTTTGAGCAAACGTGCCGACCTCTCCAGCGGAGGAACTGTTGACGGCGAACGCCTCGGCGTACTTCGTATTGTCGTCCGCGTCAGCGAGTTCCCAGTCGGTTCCATCGAAGTAGACGGCATCACCAGCGGTTACGTCGGTGGAACCGATCGTGCCGGTGAACACTCCTCTTGCCTGTCGAACGTAAGGGTCTGCCATGACTGTGGCTCCTTCCTAGTGAACTTCTAGGTTCTATGCGGCTGAGTCGATCCCACCAAGGGCTGCGATCTTCTTCGAGGAGAAGGTAACTGCCTGTAGGTAGGCGACCATGCGTTTCTCGTGGAACTCAGCGTCCCGCTTCACGCCCAGATCCCTGACACGCGGCGTTAGCACGTCGCCGTTGTGGATCAGCGTGTAGCCTTCCTTCTCCTGCCCGAACTGCACCGCGAAGATCGTGGTGGCAGTCGAGGACGGCCACGTTCCCGAAGCGTTGTATTGCTCTTCGTCGGTGATCCAGTTGGTCGTGATCATCGGGATACCGTCGTAGGTCCGGACACGGTGCCCGAACATATCGATCTCGTTCATCATCACGCCGGAACCCGGTACACGGCTGAGAGCGGTGAGCTTCCTCCGCATAGTCGCGTTCATAATCAGCGCGTCCGGCTTGGTCTGCGAGTCATCGATCTGGTCGATCATGGCGTCCAAACGGTCCAGCGTCAGTTCGGTCTCCGCAGTACCAGGGCCGTCTACGTTTCCATCGTCCATCGCCATCATCCGGGTCTCGGACCGCACGAGGCTGTCCAGGCCCTCCCAATGGGTCGCGGTGGCCTCTGGCTCACCCTGGATGACCAACTGGGCGATCTTCCGGCTCAGGGACTTCGCCATGAGCGACATCACCGCGGCTTCCTGGGACTGAACGCTGGAGAGGGTCTCCGCAGCGAACAGATCTACCCCACTCTGGGAGCCAACGATCGTGAGGGAGGCGGTTTTCTTCGTGAACGTGGGCTCAGTCGTCTCCCACGTATCACCGACCGCATGAGTCGAAGACGTCGGCAGGACATTCTCCCGGTTGTAGACCATCGAGTTGCCCTCGAAGGACTTGAACGACAACATCGCCGTTAGTGCATCGGCGGTGATGATGTTCTGGTAGATGCCCGCGACGACCATATCCTTTTCGAGTTTTTGGTACTCGCTAAGTGTCGGCATCGAGGATTCTCCTTATTGATAAACGCGGGAGGTTTGACCCTCACGCTGTTCGGAGAGACCCCTCTGGATCATCTGGTCAGCAGTCATTCCAGAAGTGTCAACGGGTACGCTCCCAACACCCTTACCAGTTCCCATATTACGAGCGCCGCCCGCCTTCAACCGTTCGTTGGCTGATTCGAGCCCGCGCTGTTCAGCGGCCTTCACTTGGTCCTTGAGGTGGTCAACCGACATCGCGTCGATCCGAGAGTTGGCCTGTGAGAAGTGCTGGTAGATGTCCTTGTCGCTACGCCCGTCACGGTTGAGGGTTTCTCCCCATTCGTTTGCAATTCCCTTGAGCACAGGATCCTGGTCAGACAACCCTAGAGAATCAAGCCGGTCGTTGATGTTCTTCACCAAGTCGCGGTTGTACTCATCGAAGTCTCTGTCTGCGTTGATGGTTTCCAATCGGTCTCGTAGGGACAACGGATCGGCATCGGGGTTCGAGAGATGATCCGTAATCGCTGAGATTCCCAATCGGACTTCTGCCATCGCAGCATCCCGTTCGCGCTCGCTGCGTACTCGCCCATTGACGGTGTTGACTCGTTGTTCGAGCGCATCCTTCTCAGAACGTAGCTCTGATAACTGAGCCCGGTATTCCTCGACGGTTAGTTCAGGTTCGGGCTCCGATTTCCCTGCGATCGCGTCGATTGCCTCTTGCGAAGCCTCGACCTCAACCTCGGGGGTTGGGACTACCTGTTCTTCCGCCTGGGAACCTTCCTGTGTCATCCGTCACTCCTCACCGCGGGTTGGCCTTTCGGGTTGCCGCAGCTAATAGAGAACGCCCCTGTCCCACCGCTTTCACGACGAAACAAGGGCGCTCCGGGCGCGTCTATGTGTACCTAGCCTGTACGGTGCGGTGTCATGTTGTCAAGTTGGTCTATCTGATAACGGCTTTCGTGGTACTCCCCGTGGTGCCTCGCTATATGAACGATCTCACGTTCCCGGACCTCGAAGGCCGGTACGTTGCACCCAGGGGTCGTGCATCGCACGAGACGGTTGTTCACGGCCCTGTTCGTGTACGTGATGGTCATCGGTTGAGGAGTTCTCGTCTCCGGCGTGACGAGGCCAACGCGCCGCCACCGCTTGCGGCTCCGGTTCGTGCAACGGAGCCGCCCCCACCCGTGGGAGCCGATAGACGATCTCGTGCTCGCTGCAACGGTCCGCCGCCTGTACCTCCCCTACTGGCCCTACTGGTGCCCGGAGTGTCGTAAGCGTTGAACCCAACACCCAGGAGTGCAGGTATAGCGAAGACGGCACCGAAAACGCTGTCCTCCAATACCATCGCCTCCATGAAGTCACCAGCGTTGATGTTGATCCCCTCCAGACGCACGAGCGGATCCCACCACGGTCTCCCGATGAAGTCCTCCCCGTACCAGACATCAGCGGCGAGCGCGGCGATTGGGGCCAGTTTCGATCGGCCCGCTCTGAACAGGGTTTGCCCCGGGTCCACGTCCACCGTGCCCACGCCTGTCTGAGGCTTACGGGCCTTAGTTACCATCTGTGCAATCAGCCGTATCGACTGCGAGAACCCGGACCACGGGTCGTACCGGAACCTACCACCGACGACTATCTTCCCGAAGTTCGCGGATTGTGGATTCAGTTCCACCGTCGCCGCACCTGTCGCCGCCAGTAGACCGATCAGGGTGGACCGAGTTGCCACGTACGCTGCGAGGTTCCGAGCCATCTTCCTGCGAACGAGGTTCGTGGACATACCGGGCAAGAACAGCACAGGCAGGAACGTCCGGCTAACCACGAACCTCGGGGCCCAGAAGATGGCGTTCATGAACGCCTGAAATGCCTTGTTCCCGCGTGTTATCTGGAACATGGGCCCGCGGCCTGTCGCCCAGTTGATATACCGGGCCAGCGCGTCCATATCCTTCTCACCGAAGCGGACCCCTGTTCTTTCCCAGGCATCGATCTGGTGGTAGAACACGTCGTGTCGCAGCTTGTTCAGGAACGTGACGTACCCACGTTCTGACTGCTTGACACCGGGGATCTTCCCGCCCTTGGTAGTGAGGTAGTGCTCCTCACGAGCCGTGAGTTGAGCATATTTGCTGTCACCCAACGGGGCGAAATAGACCTTGCTGCTACGGGCCTTGTTGAAGTGCCTGTGGTTCCGGATCGCCGCGTCAACCGATTGGGCGTACTCCTCAGAGACAAACGCATGGAGTTGTGCCGCGAACGCATCCCGAATCTCTCGTAGCTGTGACGTGGCGAAGACCCCGCCCTGGCGTAGCGTTGCCGAGGCGTCTAACGATGAACCGATCGCCTTCGGTAGCCCGACCCAATCAGCGACCTCATCCCAGAACTTCTTGTCATGGGGAAAAAGGTTCAGCAACGCGCCGCTCATACCTTCCCCGAATATATCTTCGAGGGTTTTGATCTCACCGAGAGTCGGGAGTTGGCCGAACCGGATCTTCGTTATGTAGTCCGCAGCGTTCTGGACCTCATAGGTTCGGTATTCTAGGTCTGCCGCACGTTTCTTGACGAAACGTGCGACGGCTGACCATTCGTCTGGGGTTATGTGCAGATCTAGTGGATCGAAGTCCGCGGATGGTAGCTCGCCCTTCCGAGCGCCACCAGCACGCATGAGGCTATCCCAGTCATCTGCCTCCTCCTGGAACTTCGCCATCATCGCGGCGCGTCTTGCCCGCTCCTCAGCCTTCAACTCCTCGGACATTCCACGAGCGGGCCGAGCCTCCTTGAGGTATTGGATGATCTTCTTTATGGCATCCTCTGGCGTAGGCGGTTGAGGCGGCTTCTCGCCGCGTGGTGGCACCCCGTCCCCGGATGGAGGCTCTTCGCCGCGTGGTGGCACCCCGTCCCCGTCACTCGGCGGCTCGCGTGGCGGCTCGCGTGGCGGCTCGCCGAGGCGTGGTGTCGGAGGTTGATCGCCAACGGCTGCCCTCAGAGGGGGAACTGGAGAGATAGGATCGGGAGCAGGCGGCTTCGGCGGGAGCGACTCGTTCACCGCCGGTTCGTCGGCCCTACGAAGCACGTCGTCCACCGCCTCTTTGGTCGTCGGCCCAGGTGTCTCCAATGCCGCGGTGATCTCACGAACCGTGCGGTTCGGGGTCTGAAACCCGTGCTCCGTCAACACGTCGGGTAATCGAGCGAGGGTGTCCTGCTTACTACCGTTCTCCGCTAGGATCCGGGCTACGTGGTCGTAGAGGTCCTGAGAACCCTCCGTTCTGTTCTGACCTTTAGTCGTCTTCGTTCGTTCGATGCCTGGAATCACCGGAGGTGGGCCCGGAGGTTGCTCACGCTTCGGCATCGCGCTCAACGAAGCCTTGAGTCGTTGCTTGAGCCGGTTATCTGGGCTGAGACCAGTCGTTCTCGCCCACTTATCTACGTTATCCACTAACGCGGACGGATCAGCGCCGTGCCTCAAGTTCGAGGCGACCCGATCGTATAACTGTCGCTCTCTCCCTCGTGTCCCCGGGCGCTTCGTACCCCCGACATCGGGGCGTAGGTTTGTACCTCCCTGTTTGACGGGCTCACCGGCCTGGGCTGCACGTCGAGCCCCGCGTTGTGCTTCGAGTTCCTCAGCGGTGAGTCTCTTGTAGGACTGCGCTACGAGTCCATCGAAGTCAGTAACCTCGTCCGGAATCGTCAGAAGTCCGATGTCGCCCTGCACCGTGGCGTGGAGATCGCTGGTCTTCCTCCGGAGGATCGAGGTTGCGTTGATGTCAGACTCGGTGTTAGCGAACAGGGTTATGATTTTCGGGTTGCTCCTGGTGGGAGCCCTCCACACGCGGCCTATCGCTTGTATGTAAGACATAGCTGAGAACGGTGGCGTCACGATAATCATGGTCCTGGCTGCGTCACCAACACGGTCATCGAGGTTGATCCCGGTGCCACCCGACTTGATCGTGGCGATCATCACGTCGGCTTCACCGCTCTGAAACTCCTCCATCGCCCTGGCACCTGGGAGCCTTTTCCCAGTAACGTCAACGGCCTCACCGTGGAGTTCAGTGATCTTTCTTATACCCTTAGCCTGGAGTGCCTCTCTCAGCAGCTTCGCGGTGCCCTGTGACGAGACGACCGCTTCTTCAAAACCATCGGGGCCCCTGGGCCGTACCCCGGATTCTGCTATACGCTCCATGAATAGAATTACCTTGCGGCCCTCAGATAGCGCTAGCTCTGTTTCTTCAACCGCCGTGGCAACCTTGTGTGGTTCTAGCTGTAGGCGTTGCGCTAAAACCCTTTGCCCCGCCTGCCTCGGACCTGATAGGGCTTCGGCGATCTTTAGCTGGTCAGCGTGTGCCTCATCACTCAGGATTACCTGTTTATAGCTGACATCAACGCCTTCCAGAGAGATCTCACGGCGGATCATCTGTCCCCTCTCTGTGAGCCGGTCGAACAACTCCTCTCGCCGTCTAAGGACCTCCAGGGCACCCACCTGGGGATTGACCCTCCACTCCAAACGATCTGGCGCACCCCTCGTGCCCTTGACGCGGTGCTGTTCCAGACCGAGTTTGGTGAACGCTTCTTCCTTCGTCATCCCCTCTAGTAGCCCGGCCCGCGTCAGGTATTCGATTTGTGTGGGCGTCTCCAACGGGGATGCCGTGGCGAAGATCACTCCGCGAGACTCATGGCTCAGACGATCACCCGCGGCAGCACGGGCAGTTCTATTCCTCATCTGATGGGCCTCATCGAAGATGACGGTGGTTGTCTTGTCCACCGGGAACTCGTGCCGTGTGATAGCGTCATACGTGGCGACGTAGATCTTCCCGGTTTCAGTGGGTCCGCCGGTCCACACGTTTAGCTCGACACCCATAAGCGTAGAGTCATCCAGGAACGAGCCTGCAACACGTCCCTTCGAGATCTTGAGAACCTCAGCGGGTGCAACGATCAGAACCCGGTCGCCGCGTTCCCTCCAGGTCTCCGCGATCGCCAGTTCTGTACGGGTCTTACCGACACCCGTGCCATCGGCGAGGATGAACCCGCCGTTGGGCGCACCCTCGTTGATCCTGTCGATGCCCCTCGCTACGGCCTGCATCTGCATGGCGTTCAGCGGAGGATTGGGCGTTAGCTGTTTAGCAATCCTTTCAGGTACTCCGCTGGTATTGACATCCTCTGTCTGGGCTGCCCGCGCTGTGAGGAACTTCTTTCTGTCAGTTGGTGGATTGCCGCCGCTACTAACATCTCGTTGCTGAACATCGTCAAGGACTCGTCGGGATTCTCGTCCTCGGGCAGCGGCGTCAGCGGTGTCCGCAGCGGCTCGTTGTGCCGCTCCAGCCCCGGTTGGGGTTGTCGGCTGGCGAGCGGTCGTCGTGGGGCCGGGTGCGCCTGGGGGCTGGACCGCTTCGGTCGTGGGTCGAATGGCATCTGTGGCCTCCTCTGCCAGTTCAAATACGGTGTCCTCGCCGAACATTTGATCTAGCCGTTTCCCGGTCATCTCGTCGTGTGTGACACGGATGACCACTCCATCGTGTCCGCTAGTGTCGATTACGGCTCGGAGACTCCGGAGTTCCGCTTCATTGGTTGGAACGTGTGAATAAAGCCCTGCCTCGGCTGCTAGGATCCTCCATTCGTCGTCCGTCTTGATCACAAGCGGGTTCTCTAGAGTGACCGTCACTTCCTCGATGTTGGGGCCGAAGTTCTCTGCGAACTCCCTATCCGGGGTCGTGTACCGACCCTTCCCTAAGATGGCCTCCTGTGGCAAATTAGGGTCGTAGGCTTCCTCGACGGTGGCCCGTCCAGACCCACGGAACAGCGTGGCGGTGAACGGTTTGCCGGTCTCTGCGCGTTCGATAGATCTAGCGGCTTCGGCTACGTCGGGGACTGCTCTCGTGGGCACGGTGGGG